CCCGCCACGGGTCGGTCCACGGGATTGACAAACGTGAGCGAGGCGGTTCGTTGCTCGCCCTGCGTATCGTTAATGGAAATGGAGTCCGGGTTGATCTTGTCTCGTATATGGACATTGTTGTGCAGGATCGTGATCGGGAACTCGTTCCACGGATCGACCGCAGCCGTCGATTGCCCTGTCAGCGAGGCCAGCGCGGACGAGGCAAAGCTGGGGCCAGCGATCATCATGCCGGTAGCCCTTTCAGGCGCAAGACCGACGGGAGATGGTTGGCTACGTGCCGCATGAGCACCTTGCCGTCAAGTTCCACGATCACCGTTGTCGGTCCGCCGCCGAAGTTCTTCATCTGATTCAGCGGAATGATAGCCTCCGGTCCTGCCTCGCCGACCAGGCCCAGCGTCGGTTTTGTGACCACACCGCCGTCAGCAAAGGCAAAGGCCGCAATGGTGCCGATCGCCGCCGCCACTAATGCGACTGCAGCCCAAACCGGAACGGAAAATGGAATGCCGAAAATCGAAGCGTCGAGAGCTGAGGCGATGCTTGAGAGAAACGTAATGACCGCTGTACCAGCCTCAATGAGTGCCGGGAATATAGTTCCGGTGATGAGTCCCAGAATGGCGCTGGAGACTGTAGCGAAGAGTCCAGTAATGGCGGCGGTCGCGCCGGTCCAGATAGCGGTCATGGCGCCGGCCGTCGTCGCTTCGCCGGTCACTAAGAGCGCATTCTTTACAGCCGCATTCGCGACCATCTGGATGCCGAGCTGAACTACAGTGCCCAAGATCGTTGCGGCGATGCCCTTCCAAAGGTCAGCAAACTTGCCCCCGTAAATGGCATACTGCGTGATCGTGTTCGCAAACTGCGTGCGGATCGACCCGAACGCGAAGGCCATGCTGTCGTTCATCAGCTTGCCGAAATCGTCCCACCCGTGCAACGCCTTCTGGCGCGCGATTTCCTGTGTGACGATCCAGCGCCCCATGTTCTCCTGTGCGTGGTCAATAGCGCGATTCTCATATTGCGTTTCCAGGACAATCCGCTTGCCGAGATATTGCTGGAGATTTCCGACCGCCCGATCTTCCGCGAGCGATTCCTCGATGATCTTCCTTGCCAGATAGGCTTGGAAGTTCCCATTTGCTCGCCTCTGTACCGCTTCCTCTTCCTCGGCGATCTTCACCGCGATCTGCGTACCTGAGACGATGTCTCGACCCATGCGCTCCTGACTCTTTTTCCGTTCCTCTTGCTGCGCCAGTATGATCTTTGTGGAGGCGACGATCTGCTCGCCGAGTACCTTCTGGTGTGTGACGCCATCCTTGACGGCCTCGTTGAAGTTCCGTTGTGTTGCGGCCGCCTTGTCGCCGGCGTCAATGGCTTTCAACTTAGCCGCCGTATCTTTGTCGATAGCCTCGACCATCTGCAGGGTTTCTTTCCAGGCTTCCTTGGACAGTGCCGAGAAGGAAAACAGCTGCTTGGCAATGATCTCAATGGAGGCGACCATGGCGCCGAGGCGCGTGGTCAACTTGTCGAAGGCGGCAGCAAACTCCTTTACGATGTTCGTCGCGCCCGCTACGGCTTGCGTGAATAACTTGACGAGGGCTTCTAGGCTTGGCGAAAAGGCAGCGGCCACCTGCGTCCTGAACCCTTGGAGCGCGCTACTGATGTCGTCCAGTGAATCGTCGTAGTTCTTCAGCGAGGTTCGTTGTGACTCAGTTAAGACAAGACCGAACTCTTCAGCCTTCTTCGTGGCCGCATCAATGCCGGCAGCCCCCTGGTTCAGGAGCGGGATCAACTGCAACCCGGACCGTCCGAACAACTCTACTGCCAGCCGCGCCTTTTCCGCACCGTCGTTCATGCCGACAAACTTGTCCGCTACGGTGCGCAGAACTGCCTGTGTGTCGTTCCCGGCGGTTTCGGCTTGCGACATGCTGAGACCGAGCTTCGCAAACAACTCGACTGACTTCTCTTGTCCTTCCTGAAGGCCGACCATGTGGCGTGAGAGCGTCCGCATGGACATGGACAAGCTCTCTTGTTGCAGTCCGACCCGGTTCAGGGCGACCGACCAGCCTTCAATGACGCGCTCCTGAATGCCGATCTGCATGGACAGTCGCTCAGTTCGCTCAGCGGCCGCTCCAGCTTCAGCAGCCCATCGACCGATGGCTGTAAGGGCGTGCAGTGCGGCGCTCCCGATGGCCGTGAGGGCTTGCGCGGCGAGTTCGCCCACAGCGACGGAACTGGCGCCGAACGCCAGCAGGCTGGTCTTGCTCTGGGCCAGCCCGTCCGTGAACTGCTTAGTGTCGGCTCTCAGGGTTGCGACAATTTCGCCGATGTCAGCCATTGCGCTTCTCTTTCATCTTCTTCAGCTCCGCCCGTTCACGCTTGTAGAACTCGGCCCACAGGAGCAGTTCCCATGTGGTCATCTTCGTGCGCAGTTCTGCCACGGTCATGCCCAGATCTTGCGCCAGACGGAAGAAGAAGATCAGTTCCGGCTTCCGGTCAAAACGTGACGGCGGCCACCGTCTCCGGCGCCGCCCCCTTGTCCTTGATCATGCCGTTGAGCTTCATCACTTCCTGAGCAATGCGTTCGATCACGGCGAAGCTCTTGCTCGCCACGATCTCCTGCGAGAGTTTCGGCTCCGCCACGCCGTGGACCACGAGCAACCGGACCAGCTTCTGTCCGTCCACCTTGCCGTCCTTCTCGGTTGCAGCCGACAAGACTGAGTCACGGTCCGCCAGCGTGAAGGCTTTGAGCTTGATCGTAGCCTTCCACTCCGGCACTTCGTACTCCGTCTCAGCGAGGTCCAGCGCCGCCGCGATCTGTTCAGCTGAGAGGACAGGGAATCGTTCTGCCATGACGCACTCCTTCGTTGAAAAGCGGCGGCATCCTCCAGCGCACTTACGACGACGTGACGGACTCGCTCAAGTTCCCGGACCCCAGGAAGGTCACGTCGGTCTTGAGCAGGTCGCCCACTTCGCCGGACAACGGCTTGTAGTTCTTCAGCACGACGAGCCCGCTCCACGTGGGGTTGCCTACGCCGAGCGCCTGCGTGCTGTGCTTCCTGACGGCCAACTGCACCTTGCCGCCGTTCTTGCTGGTGTTGTAAATTTCCTTCAGGATGTTGTTGGTGTTCTCGCCGCCGTCCGTTGTCGAGAACGACTGGAGCATTGACATGTTGAACTGCCAGGACTCCAGCCCGATGACCCGTGAATGCGCCGTCAGGCCCATCACGGTATCGTCATGTTCGTCGGCGTCCCGTTCCAGTTCCACTTTCATCACGCGGTTGGACATGTCCCGCGTGCCCGTCGCCGTGGACGTGCTGATCAAGACGTAGGCACTATTGAAAATTTCGCTCATGGCACCCTCCTCGTTAAGTGGATCGCTGCTTCTTTACATCGAAATCGCACGCCACGACGAACCGCGCATTCTGGTCGCGCCCCATCACGAACGGCTCCTGTACCGCCTGGCACCAGTAGTAGGTGATCCCGTTGATCACCTGATCGCGCATGCCGTCTAAGACTTCGTATGCCCCTTTTGCTAACTGCTGCGCCGTCAATTGATTGGCTGATCGACAGACCACCTTGATACGTGGCTGCTCCAGCACAACAGACCCGCCCATCACGTGAACCGGCGCCGAGCCGCCCGTGTTATAAATCGTCGTCACAGTGTCCGGTGTTGGCGGGAAATAGTCTTTGTAGACAGTCCCGAATCCATTCGCGCTGAGATGGTCTGCAAGATCGTCCAACAGCATTACAGCTTCCCTCGTAACTCGCCCGCCAACCGTTCGCCCATGTCCGATGCCGCCTCCAAGAGCGGGCGCTCCAGGAACTTGGCTGGCTTAAGGCCGCGCTGCCCGATGGCTCTTGCGATGACGAAGCCGAGACTCTCGTCGAGGCCGTGCCGGACCGCCCAGTCCTTGATCACGTCCACGGGCGGCATGAAGGCTGGACGTCCGACCGCCGGCCCAGTGCCTTCGTGGACATAGACGGCGTAGTCTGAGGCCGCGCCCCCGTAGCCTAGCGTCACACTGGCACCCGTTTCAGTCACTTGCGGGAGCGTCACATGCCCGCTCGCGCGCAAAGTGCCCATGTCCACTGGGACGAGTTCTTTGGACTTGGCCATGATGCGCTCGCCCTCTTTCCACAGCGCGGCGCCCATCGCCATCGGCCCCTTCTTGCCCAGCGCGCCCATGGCGTGAACCATCTTGTCCAGGCCCTCAATGTCCACGTTCAGTTTCATGCGTAGATCACCGTGTGATGCTGCCCAGTTCCGTCGCTGACTTGCTGCACAGTCATGATGCTCGGCTGTGTTGGCGAGAACGGCGACGGTAACGTGATCCGGTCCTGCGCCGTGACGCCTGCATAAGGGATATAGACCGTGATGTGGCTGACCATTTCTTCCCCTTGCGTATTCATGACGAGCGTGGCCTTGCCCTGGACACGCCCGCGATACGATACGGCGGCCCCGTAGGAGTACTCACCGCGCTGATCCAAGCCGGTAAACGGCTCAATTGTTACCGTGTGCGGCAACATGTCTCCCCACTCGTCCAGCCCCATCAGAACCTCCGCAGGTGCGCCACTTGGCCCTTGACCGCGAACGGCAACCCGGACCCTTCGGCGTTGCCCGACTCGTAGGTGATGGACAGGTCGCCGATCCGCTTGCTCGACACTGATGGATCGCGCCCGCCGCTCCGGTAGAGGTAGTTCGTCGCCTGGACGCAAGCCTGTTCCAACTCGAACGGCACCGCCGTCCCAGTCGTCAACCAGCCGTCTGTGCTGCCATAGGTCGAACCGGCCTGACAGTAGCCTGCCTCGTACTCCACACGGAAGCTTCGCAGTTCGCTCTGCGGCGTCACGTGTGGCGTGAGGTCGTACTCAAGACCGGCTGTCCAGGGCCAACCGAGTTCGCGGTAGATGATCCCGGCGCCTGGATTCTCGACGAAGTAGCTCGTCGGATCGACAAGGTCCGACGTGTAGTAGACGGCCGTGACCGCCGTCACTGGCGTCCGGCTGACGCGCAGTTCCTGACTTCCGTAGGCCGGAACGGTTTCGCTGTAGACGCCGCGCAGCAACGGATAGCCGAGGTAGCCCTCCAGCATGCCTGTGGCGCGCTGGAG